AATAAGTGCCATAATACATATGCAAGCATTACCTTCTCATTCTTGCAATATCTTTCATCTGTTCTTCATCTATAATTGGTACAGCGTTTGATTTGTGCATTGTACCAATTCCTTTGACGAGGGTTCCCGTATAACGTGGGCTTTCCACGCGAGGGGCAACTCCAACTGTGTCGGGAACCGAGGGATACTCTTCGGCACTCCCGCGTCGATAATGTCGGTTATCGAGACGGACAGTCCTAATCTTGCGAGATACATTTTTTCTTCGCATACTTTTTTTCTTTCTTCCGGAGACATCATAAGCCAGTGATCCATATACCATACCCATTAAAAAACTCCTGCCATTTGAAGATATATTATACCAAAAAACAGCAGGAGTGTCAAGAAATATTTTTAGATGTCGTTTATTTCTTCGCCAGTTTTATGTTCTTCTTGTTCTCTCTCATCTGGCGTGAGAGCTGTATCTGGCCCAATCTTTAGACTTTCCCAGTTCATTGTAGAAGTGAATGTTCCCATTTTACCACTTCTCATTTTAGTACAATTAAATGACATAACTGCATCTTCAGTCTTCCACGTATCAATCGTGAAAGCTGCATCAGCCGCATCAAGAATACCTTTAGCAAAGCGAGCTTCGCCTGTTGCATCAATCTGATACGGACTGTAAACTGGTACTTCATATTCCTGAGCCATAGACTTCAATGCTTTACTTACCTCTATCTGCTCAGTCCAGTCGTACTGTCCTGCGCGGGATGGTAGGTTGGAACGCTTTACTTGGTTGATGTAGTCTACAATGACTACTCCAACCTCCATTGCACTTTTTACTTTTTTATCCAACTCAGCGCGAATCTTTGAGATAGTAAGAGATGCATCATAAACTACATCCAACTGTTGAGTCGGGAGAAGCTCACAGTTAGTCTTGAGTTCATAGTGCAATCTGTCAAAGTCACGATGATCGTGATACTCTCTCAGTTTTTCGTCTGCATCGACAAAACGATTCGCCCACCAAGCTGCTACAGTTTCCCACTCAGTCACACTGAGTGTGCGCTTACGAAGTTTATCATGAGCGATACCTGTGGCAATGGCACAACATCTTTGTAAAATCTCACGACTATCCATCTCAATTGTGAAATAGATTGCCGACTTTCCACTTTCGAATACATTGTTAGCTATGTTACAGCATGTAATGGACTTTCCTGCCCCGCGTCGACCCCCGACAAGAATCAAGTCTCGGGGAGAAAACTTGAACTCATCATCAAATGCGGTGTTGAGACCCAAGGGCAAATACTTATCCAGCTCCTCATCTGGCGGAAACAGGGAAATACGTTGCATACTTTCCTGTGGTTGTTCTAGTTCTACTTTTTCCTCAATGTCGAGAACAATCTGATGCAGATGGGATACTGACTCCTCAGCATCTTCAAACGAGATGGAGGAGTCAATATATTTTTCAAGAGAGTACAGAATCTCTTTTTGAGTGTACTCATTCTTGAGATACTGAAGCAGCATAGAGGGGTCTGCTTCAACATCAAGTGCTTCAATGGCGAGAAGTTTATCTCTTGAAGCTGTGTCTCGGATTTCAAACTTAAGATCCTCAAACGTAGGAACTTTATGAAATTTCTGAGAATGCCCGTCAATTATAGAAAAGAGGGTATGGTACTCAGTAGGAAGATAGTGCTTACGCAAGTAACTCCAGGTATCAGCATCCTGGAGCATAATAATCTGTTTGATTAATGCGCTAGATATATTCACTTGTTCCCCGAAACACAAAAAAGCAACCGCAGCAAACGCCACGGTTGCGGAAAAGAAAGACTACTTAGGAAGCGGCCTTCTCTTTTCGAGCTGCACCGTCATAGTCAGAAGCTGACAAGCCACGACGAGTGAGCATAGTCTTGACACCGCGAGCAGTCTTGCCGATTGCTTCTGCGATCTCTTCAACAGTCATTCCTGACACGTCACCGAGGTCAGCCAAAGGATCTTCCTTAGCGCCACCCTTGGTGTGCTCTTGACGAGGAATAGCGTTGATCTCACCTGAGCGAAGAAGGCTCAAAGCCTTGCCTCGAACAGAGTTTACAGAGCGATCAAGAGCGTCTGCAATAGCTTCAACGAACGCACCGTCGTTTACCATAGCGATAAACTGCTCTTCCTCTTCGGGAGAGTAAGTACGAACAGTCTCAACCTTAGGAGCAGGCTTGACATGATCGGTCAGTTCCATAGACAAAATCTTGCCTTGGATAGACTTGGCAGAGAAAGCTCCGCCTTCAAAGTTTTCAGCGATTTGAGCGTAAGTAAACTCACCGCTGTTGTCTTGCACAAAAGTTGCAAGAGTTGCTTCTTGATCTGCGCTGAAAGCGCGGTTAGATCGTGAAGAAGCGAGCTCTACTTCGTAGCCCATCTTTCGCAGCTTGCTAGAGATAGAACGAGTAGAAGTCTCAAGCTCTTCTGCTGCTTCAGCAACAGTGTCTTGAGATACGGGGCTCTCAGAGCCCACGAAAGCTGTCAATTGAGCAGTACGCTCATCAGTCCACTTGGGAAGTGCCATATTTTTTCTCCAAATAGGATTGTAAATCCGTTACAATTTCAATGCCAGATTCTCTGGCCTGTTTAGTTTTTGCCGATTCAATACCGCTTTCATTTACGAGAATCGTTACATCTTTGGTTAAACTCGTTTTCACTTTATAACCAAGAGTAGTTAGTCTGGCTCCTGCATCAGCTTTAGTCTTAAAACTCTTCAGCTTACCACTAATGCAGACTACACCCTGATCAAAATGCATGGGCAGAATAACCGAGCGTAAAAACTTCATATCAAATGGAAGGCATCCATCATAGAAACCATACCACTCTCTTTTCAGCCAGTCTAATAAATTTTCAGTTGCCTTTGGGCCTAATCCGGCACGCTCACAAGTGTCTGCATTTATTTCAGTAATTGACGTAACAGTCTCAGACAGCTTCTTCGTTGCCGATTTTCCGATCAGTGGAATACCAAAAGCAGGTAATACTAAATCAAGAGGAGCTGAAGCAGAGTTATCAATCTCATTGTACAACTTTGTACCGATCTTTTCACCCAACTTCTCACAAAGTATTTCTTTGTCGCACATATAGATTTCATCGAAATCAAATATACTCAGCTTCTCTATAGTTGCGGGACCGAGTCCCTTGATCTTCAGAGTCTTTGCAAAATGCTCAAGTTTCTTCTGCTTCTGTGCTACACAGTTACCACTGTGACAATACAACAAATCATTAACCACAGTAAGCGTACTACCACAAGAGGGACACTCCGTAGGTGGTACGATTTCTCTTAGCATTTAAAGTTCTCCAAAAATGTAAAATATATTATACGGAAATGCGAGGTAAAAGTCAAGAACTATTTTTTGGCAGGTCTACTCTGCGAACGATTCGCGGAATAATATCGCCACTACGTATTACCTCTACAGTGCAGCCTATCTCTAGCTCCAGGCTGCGAATGTACTCGATATTGTGTAGTGTTGCCCTACCCACAAGAGCACCATCCACTTCGACAGGGGAAAGAATAGCAACCGGGCTGACTATACCCGACTTACCAATCTGCCACACAACATCGAGCAATTCTGTATGTACACCCTCCTTTCGCTCTTTAAAAGCAAAAGCGCCACGAGGATGGTGAGCTGTATGTCCCAATCGCTTAAAGACTTTTTGATCGTCAGCACGGTACACTTTTCCATCAGTAGGATAAAGTGAAGCGTCGAATGTGGTAACAACATTAAAGCCTAGATTGGCCAACAACCCCATTGCCGTCTGATAATGAGAGTAGTCGATCTCAGAAGACTGAACGTCATATGCTACAAATGTCAGAGGACGCAGAGCGAACTCTGCAATACTCTTCAATCCAAGCGACCCCGAGGCAACATTACGGCTGTTGGGAACATCAGAGGGGCAAACTACTTCGCCAGTAATAAAAACCTCGCCATGAGCGACGATTTCTTCAGGGACTAGCATAGACATTTTGTCGGTAATATCTCGGCCAATATTACCATCACCTCTGGTTAATCCGAGTGCGAAGTGTCCATTTACATATAGTAAAGACACTGCTGCCCCATCTAACTTGGGAGTAATAATAACATTACTACCCTCTTCCAAGTAGTTTGGAGCATCGTCTAAATCAAAAAATTTCTGCAAAGAGTACATTTTGTGAGCATGAGGAACACCATCAGTGATGATATGCCCCACACTGCGTAAATTGTACTTTGCTATGAGCGCATCATACTCCTCGTCCGAGATTATCGGGTAGCCAGAGTAATATGCAAGATCACACTTTTCAATAAAATCGTTCATACGTTCTCCCACTCAGACATATATTATACTGAAAAATGACAGAAAAGTCAAGAACTATTTTATGTATAGGTTTCGAAGAATGTCCGAGAAGTGCTCTTCAAGTATATCTTTACTTTCGGCTAGTGATAAGATTTCTG